TGTAGATGCCTGGTCTGTGCCAAAGCTCATTATCAAAGTAAGCGAGAGTAACGCCATGCGAGTCAACTAGGTCTTCGATGGTCATAGGCTATCATCCTTTTTGTATTATTTTGTTGTTAAAATCGTAACGATGATTGCTAGTATGCCAAGCAATGTGCTAACCAACAATCCGATAAACCAATACACAAACTCTTTTCTGTTTCTGGCCTGATCTTCCAACCTTTTATTTTCTTGAGTTAGTAACATGGTTTCTACACATTTTTCAAAATTGTCAAACTTTAAGTCAATTTTTTCAAAACTGCTCCGCATTTCTTGTTTTAGCTGGTCGAATTTTAAATCAATTTTCTCGAAGCTGTGTTGAGTATCAGAATTGATTTTATCAAGTTTTAGGTCAATTTCAGATTTGCTATAAGTATCTTGTGGCATAATATTTTCCTCCGATGGTATTCCTGGCTCTATTATACCACGATTTTGTATGGGTACAGTTTTCAATGAAGGTTTAGAAGCGTGAATTGAAGAAACATTGGAAGGGGTAGGTTTGAAATTATCTTGTGTGTCCGGCATTGCTTACCTCCGATTTTGGAAAGAATGATAACTGTATGCCGTGTCTACTCCCTGTCCGTTTTCGTCCAACAAAACGAAGAAAAAGTAAAAATCGCTTGGATTTTGTATCGTAAAATTGAAATTGAAATTTCCGGTAGCTTTGCCATAGCCGTCTTTTATCAAAACAAAATCTTGTGCCGCAATATTTATTCTAGTGGCATGCACAGGATAAGATGTACCATCAGGGAAGTGAGCAGTTAGAGATAAGATATAGTCTGTTTCAGGTCTTATATTAAAGAAATCTAAATATGCAACTAAAGATGCTGAGCCAGGGAACATATCGAAGTTTGTGATAGTTCCAAGGAATTGAGCAGTTTCAGGATTAACAATTCTAATCGCTGTCATTTTTTCTTTAAACGGGTTCTTTTTCATAGGAACGCTTGTCATACTATCTACCTCTCAAATAAATCTCAATGATGTTCTGGATGGCATCGATGTCCGCTTCTGTGAGTGGTTTTCCATCAAAAGTCTTGGCATTTTCTGCCATTTTTCGCAGGTCGTCCGACGTGTAGCCTGCGATTGTGTCACCACTTGCTATCGCTGGGTTGTCTGTGCGACCGAGCAGGTAGTCTGTGGACACGTTGAAGTAGTCGGCGATTTTTGATATATGCTCCGCAGAAGGAGTTTTTTTATTTTTTAAACTATACAAATAATTAGTGCTAAACCCAAGATCTTCAGATACTTTTTGGAGATTCACACCCTTCTTTTTTGCAAGTTCTTTGATTCTTTCGAACGCTTCAAACATTGCTTATATCAACCTTTCCAAGAGATTGACAAAAAATATTTAACACGAACATGTAAAAAGTTCGACAAAACTCTTGACAAAAATAACATGAACGTGTAAAATAGTTTTTGTAAGTTAATGAGTTAGTAAAAAACAAAGTTAAAACTTATCTAAAAATAAATAGCTTTGGCGAGCAAATAAGTTGATAGATATAACGTTTTATCAAGGTTTTTAATTATGCTTTCATTTTACACAAACGTATAAAAAATGTCAAGCATTTTTATAAGATATTTTACTAACTCTTTAACTTATATATTTGATAGAGAGGAGGAACAGCAGATGCCAAGACCAAAACATTGGCCGTATGTTACTAAAAGAAACATAGAAAGGCCACGATTCAACAGTTTGCGCTTCCGTGGCAATAAATTGATTTTGGACTCCAAAGAATTAAAAGGGGTAAAAGATTATGAATTGAAAAGGCTAGATGCGTCGAGAAAATTTTCTGAGCTAAAAGTCACTTTACTTGTTGAGTTGGTCTGAAATAACTTTTGAAATGACTTCTATAGAGATGTCTTTTAAAACATTCAATGAAAATGAACCTACTTTTGAAGCTACGCTCTTAGTCTTATTCCAATTTGTATCTTGTCTAATGTTAGCCAGAAACTCATGTGCTTCTGGAGATAAGTCGATAATAATTGCGGATAAATCAAAAGTATAAGTTACTTCTCCAATAAAAAATCCTGCGTGATCCGCTTGACGAATATGGTAAAAAACCGTATCCACTCCATATTTATTAAACAAAGGTTCGTCCTTTTCTTCGCTGTAAATCACAACATTATCAAATGTAGATTTTGCTTCGATATCAAGCAATAGGTCACGAATGCAGTCAGGGTTCAGTTTCATTGTCCACCTCATAATTATTTTTTAAAACTATTATAGCAGAAAGGAGAAATATATGAGTCAACAGCATCGTAAGTGGATTGAGCTTGTAAAAGAGCAAATTGATAAACGTGGATGGTCACAGACGGACTTGGCCATTGTTGTAGGTGTTAGTCCATCAGCTATCACACAGCTTTTCAAAGATGGCAAAGGAAGTGATGACTTGAAGCTGCGCATCAATAAAAAGTTGCGGATCAGCGAGTCATGGGAAAAATTCGAGGAGTAGGAGAAAGGAGAAACCATGGCTCTGGAATTATTTGGAGACAGCTTCAAGGCTGAGTTATTCGCAGAGCTGGTCGAGCTGAACAAGCAGGCTTTGATCGAAGCGAAAAAGCAGCTAACCCAAAAGACTACTTGGGTCAGTATTAAAGAACTGCAAGCGAAAACCGGCTGGGGTCGTGGAACGCTTGAGACTTGGCGAGACCAAGGGAAATTTCGCAGTATGCAGAAGTCAAAAGGTGGCAAGTATCTCTATGACCTAGAAGATGCTCAGCGATTTTGCCGGTCGCTTGCAGAATAAAAAAAGCCCCGAAAAGGGCAGGAGGAAATTATGATGTTGGCTTTATTTTCGCAGGTTTTAGGGGTTGTTTATGCGTTATTAGTGATAGATATCTGGGGCCGATATAGTTTTCTTTATCCTCCAAAAAACTGGTTAAAATGGATTTTGATATGTCTGGCAACCCTAACATTCGTGCTTTTGCAGATCCTTCTTGTAAAAGTCGTTGGATAATAAAATCGAAATTTTTAGAAGCTTCAGAAGCGTCGCCTTTAAAATCATAATTGTAAGTTTCTCCACAATAAAAAGATGAAGCGGTTGCGGAGTATTGAGCATAGGAGCCATACCTTTCGGCAACAGAAACAGGTAATTTTTCGAAATTCTCAATCAGTAATTGAGATAAGAAATCGGCTTCTCCGTTCGCATATCTAGGAAAGGCTATCAACCAGTAGTAGCTTTTAAAAGAGAATGTTTTGCTAGTAAGCCATTTTATTAACGGGACGTACAAAGAGTAATAAATTTCCTTATCTGTTTCAATTTTTCTGTTTGTGAGCTGATTTTTCATACCAAGCCAATTTGAAACAAAAATTGAACTAACAGATACGGCAGCTGAAATGATAGGGATTATATACTCTTGCATACAAATTCTCCGTTTTTGAAAGATTATATCAAAAAACTGCTCAAAAATGAGCAGCAAACCAAAATATTTACTTAATTATAACAAAAGGAGTGATCAAATGCAAAATTTAGAACAACTGCGCACAATCTTAAATTGGGAGCGTGATAACTGGCGGCTTGGTAATGTCTACAAGAACAGGCTGGCTAAGAAGCCTGTCGAAGTCGTCAGAAACGAGTTGGAAAACCTGAAGCAATTAGCAAAGGATGTGTCCTTTGAAGTCGTACCACGAGGCGGAAAGCTGATTGGTGGAGATAAGATTGTGACATTTAAGAAAGGGTGAAAAAAATGAGTAAAAAGTATGAATTAGTAGTCGATGATACCATCACATTCTGGGGCTGGAAGCTGTTTAGAATTAGAGCCTTAATTAGCTTTGGGAGTGTGGATGCTGGAGATCTTGGCGGATATATCTATACGGAAGATAATCTAAGTCAAGAAGGCAATGCCTGGGTATCGGGCGATGCCAAAGTATGGGGCGATGCCAAAGTATCGGGCGATGCCAAAGTATGGGGCGATGCCAAAGTATCGGGCAATGCCGAAGTATCGGGCAATGCCGAAGTATGGGGCGATGCCAAAGTATCGGGCAATGCCGAAGTATGGGGCAATGCCAAAGTATGGGGCAATGCCGAAGTATGGGGCAATGCTAAAGTATGGGGCAATGCCGAAGTATCGGGCGATGCCGAAGTATCGGGCAATGCCGAAGTATCGGATCTTGGGGATGTTATCATTTTTAAGAATCACTGGTCAAGTGGACGGCACTTTACCTACACAAAATCTAATAAAATGTGGAAAGTAGGGTGTTTTTACGGAACGGGTCAAGAACTGATTGACAAAGCTTGCCAGGATAATGATAAGTCAGGCAATTATTACAAAGCATATGTGGAATTTGTAGAAAAATTGGAGGCGTTAGATGAGCCTAAAAGACCTTAAAAGACTAGTGCTTTTGCAAGCAGTCGCAATCATTCTGTTAGTCATCGCTGGTGTACAGACGATCGACAAGCAAAACCAGCAAATCCGTGAACTGCAAGAGCAAATCAAGGATAATCGCGACAGTATCCGAGTGCAGGCCGATACAAATCGGCGGCAAGATGTGATGATTAACAAGTTCAACAACATGTACTACGAGTTTCAACATTGGAAAATAACAGGAGAAACAGATTTTCCGGGAGGATAGAAAAAAATGAAAATTGAAATGATCTTAGGGATTGGTTTGCTAGTCAGCATTGGTCTGCTAGTAACAAACATGACAATTAGCATAGCGATTATCAATCGTCTGAAAGAAAAAAACAATTACTACCGTAGCGCGAAATATCGCTTAGAAATGTTTGAGCAAGAATTAGCCTTGCGAAATAAAAAAATGAAGACTGGAGAATAGTAATGGTCACAATCAATAAACTGGAAATCGAAAACGTCAAGCGCGTTAAAGCAGTCAAGTTAGAACCGTCAGCGACTGGTTTGACAATTGTTGGCGGAAATAATAATCAAGGGAAAACAAGTGTACTGGACGCGATTGCTTGGGCGCTGGGAGGTAATAAGTACAAGCCTAGCCAAGCACAACGAGAAGGCAGCACGATACCGCCAAGTCTAAAAATCACATTGTCGAACGGTCTAATTGTGGAACGCAGCGGTAAGAATAGCACACTTAAAGTAATCGACCCAAGTGGTAACAAGGCTGGTCAAAATTTGCTTGATAGCTTCGTTGAGGAGTTGGCCATCAACTTGCCAAAATTTATGGAGCAGGCTAGCAAAGAAAAGGCTAAAACTTTGTTGCAAATCATCGGAGTCGGTCCGCAATTGGCTGAGCTGGAAATGCAGGAGAAAGCAAAATACGACGAGCGCCATGCAATCGGTGTGATTGCTGACCAGAAAGAAAAGTTTGCGAAAGAACAACCGTACTATCCAGATGCACCGAAAGAGCTAGTCTCTATCGCTGAGCTTATCCAGCAACAACAGGCTATCCTTGCCAAAAACGGTGAGAATGCCCGCAAGCGACAAAATTTAGCAGTTATCCAAAATCAACACGCTTCAGCAGTTGGAGAGGTTGAACGGCTGGAGCAATTGCTGGCCGATGCCAAAACAAAAGAAAGTCAGTTAGCTCAAGACTTGGCTATCGCGAATACCGATGCTATGGATCTTCTCGACGAATCGACCGAGGAGATTGAAAACAACATCGCAGAGATTGACGAAATCAATCGTAAAGTACGCGCTAATCTAGACAAGGATAAAGCTGAAGAAGATGCTAAGGGCTATCGCGAGCAGTATAAGGAGCTGGACAATGTGATTGCGGACATCCGCAAACAGAAGACAGACTTGCTCACAAACGCAGACTTACCATTACCAGGCTTGTCCGTGGATGATGGGGAATTGCTCTATCTTGGCCAACGCTGGGACAATATGTCTGGTAGTCAGCAACTGCAGGTAGCGACTGCTATTGTGCGCAAATTGAAGCCAGAGTGTGGATTTGTCTTGATTGACAAGCTGGAGCAAATGGATCAGCAGACCTTGCAAGAATTTGGCGCATGGCTCGAACAAGAAGGATTGCAAGCAATTGCGACTAGAGTATCAACAGGAGATGAATGTAGCATCCTGATAACCGATGGTTACTCGGAAGTAAATCCTAATTATAGTAAAAATAGTACACCTGCAACATGGAAGGGTGGTTTTTGATGGGACAATTTATTGACCTAAAAAATAAAAAGTTTGGCAAATTAACTGTCATAGAAAGAGCTCCCGCTAGTAATGAAAAAGAGGCTATGTGGAAATGCCAATGTGATTGCGGGAATATAGTTGTGACACGAGGCTCATCATTACGTTGTGGTGCTTCAAAAACCTGTGGATGCTCTCGTATTGAATGGTCTCAAACTGGCAATGCAAAAAGGACACATGGTTCTACCGGTGAACGTTTATATCGTGTTTGGGTAGGAATGCGTCAAAGATGCTATTTAAAAACTCACAACAGATACCAGAGATATGGCGGTCGAGGTATTAGAGTCTGTCCTGAATGGGAAGATTATACTATTTTCAAAACATGGGCAATGTCTAATGGCTATAATCCTAACGCAAAAAGAGGAGCTTGCACTATCGACCGTATAGATGTTAACGGCAACTATGAACCATCTAATTGTAGATGGGTGGATGCTAAAACTCAAGCACAAAATAAGGAGAAAAACTAAATATGCAAATCACTAGAGGAAAACGGGCGCGAGCTCAAAAGGTAGTCATCTACGGGCCTGAAGGAATTGGCAAGTCTACGTTTGCTGCTGAATTTCCAAATGCTGTCTTCATTGATACAGAAGGCTCGACAGATAACATGGATGTAGCTCGATTAGACAAGCCGACCAGCTGGACCATGCTCATCAATGAGATTGCTTTTATTAAAGCGAATCCAACTGAGTGCGGGACATTGGTCATTGATACCATTGACTGGGCAGAAGCCTTGGCAGTAGCTGATGTCTGCGCTCAACACGGAAAGAAAGGAATCGAAGATTTCGGCTGGGGAAAGGGTTACACCTATGTTCAAGAAGAAATGGGGCGTTTCTTGAATAGTCTTTCTGACCTAGTAGATATGGGAATCAACGTGGTATTGACTGCGCACGCTCAAATCAAGAAATTCGAACAACCAGACGAGATGGGTTCCTATGATCGGTACGAGCTGAAGCTTGGTCAAAAGACAGGGTCTAAAACCGCACCGCTGGTCAAAGAATGGGCGGATATGGTTCTATTTGCAAATTATAAAACATTGGTTATGACGACAGACAACGGCAAGAAGAAGGCTCAGGGCGGCGAGCGCGTGATGTATACCAACCATCGCCCAGCTTGGGATGCCAAGAATCGTCATGGGCTGCCAGATGAATTGCCGTTCCATTACGCAGGAATTGCTCATATCTTTGCTGACCAACAAGTTCAGGCGCAACAGCCACAACCGCAGGCAGTCATTCCAGCGCCTCAGGAAGCCACGCCGCAGCCACAGCCGACACAAACGGAATTACCAATTGACATGTCGCAAGTGGCAGCTAAACCACAAAATAGCGCCCCTAAAGAGCCACAGGGTCAAGTTGAACCAACGCAACAAACACAATATCATGCGAGTTTACCAAAGAGCTTGACCGATCTCATGGCGCAAGGCAACGTGACAGAAGAAGAGCTCCAAAAAGTCGCTTACATCCGCGGTCACTTCCCGCTAGGGACACCAATCGAAAACTTCCCACCCGATTATTGGGATATGATTGTTGCACACTGGCAAGCGACTATGGAAGTTATTCAAAATCAAGTACGAGCTGAGCCAGAATTGCCCTTCACGGTGTAAATTCTGGGAGTTAGAAATCATAGCAAAATATAACAAGGAGTATCTATGAAAGATAAAACTATTAAAATTGATTTGTCGAAAATCGCAAATACAGCCTTACAAGAAAAGGTTGATAAAGAACTTGAAAAAGTCCTTGAGAACATTCTGGACCTCAACACAGAAGCTAAAGCGACTCGCAAAGTTACTATCACACTAACGATGTCAACAGACGATGAGCGTTCTGTTGTTAAGACAGGTATGGAAGTAAAATCTACTTTAGCACCGCAGAAAGGCGTCGCAACAACTGTCATTATCGGTCGTGATGATAAAGGGCAAATCCACGCAAATGAGCTTAAAAGTGGCATCCCTGGTCAGACATACTTTGACGACAATGGGGATATGCGGACCGACACTGGCGAACTCATCGAAAAAGTGGAACAACAGGAAAAATCTAAAATCATTGATTACAATCAAAAGAAAGCAGGTAATTAACCATGACAGAAAATCTCAAAGAAGCATTATCTTACGCGGTCGAACTAGCGGGTAAAGAAAAGAAAATCATTCGCTCAGAGAGAGGGAAGGAATATTTTGACAGCAATAAATATAACTTGCAGGAACTTGATCCTCGTAAGTACGCACCTACTCTTGAGCTTCAGACGTTAAAAAGTCTTGTTGACTATCTTAAATCAGATAACGATTTCATCAGTGATCGTAAACTTGTAGTTGTCGTGGACAGTTTCCAAAAAGTATCTGTATATGATCAAGTTGATTTTGAAAACGGCAAACGCCCTCATCTTGTATCTGTAAAAGCATCCGTTCCGATTATTCCGTTCAGTTATTGGCGCGACCAAGAAGAATTTAATATTATGCTGCAGTCTATGTTTATCGATGACGCAGACCGCAATTTAGTTTTGGATTTTGCTAGCCATCTAAAAATCGAAAAGGGTGCAGAAGTGCAAGACAACGGCATCAGTCAAATGGCGACAGTTCGTGATGGTGTAGCAAGCTTAGCACAAGCTAAGACTCCAAATCCAGTAACCTTGCGACCATATCGTACTTTCAACGAAGTAGAGCAGCCTGCTAGTCAATTCATCTTCCGTATCAACAAATCAGCGAATCTTGCGCTCTTTGAAGCAGATGGGGGTAAATGGCAGCTGGAAGCTATCAGTAACATTGCAAGCTACTTGACGAAAGAACTTGCAGGTAAAGATAAAATCACAATCTTAGCATAAGGAGAAAACAAATGACACAACAATACAATAACTTTGATCACGAAATCGGCTGGGAAGATACGATTGAAAAAGACTCGGATTTCGTCTTGTTGCCTGACGGATTGTACTATTTTACAGTTGTCGGCCTGGAACGTACACGACACACACCGAATCCACAAAACCCTGGTAAATTGCCAGCATGTAACAAGGCCATTGTCAGCATCAAGATTGTAGCCAACGAAGATGAGACCGAATTGCGACACAACTTATTCTTGCACAGCTCAACTGAAGGCATGCTATCTGCTTTCTTTGCAGCTATTGGCCAAAAGAAAAAAGGCGAACCGCTTCGCATGAACTGGAATGCCATCATCGGCGCGACTGGTGTATGTAAAGTTGGAACTCGACAATATAACGGAAATAATTACAACGAAGTCAAATCCATGCTCTATCCTGAAGACGTGGACTATACAAAAGTGTTGAACCAGCAACCGGGACAAGTTCAGCAATCAGCCTACCAGCAACCGCAACAGCCAAATTTTGCGCAGCAACCGCAAGGACAAGCTGGATACCAAGCTGGGCAATTCTAGGAGGTAAGGGATGCAATTAAGACCTTATCAACAGGAAGCGCGGGAAGCTGTTCAGGCTGAATGGGCTAAAGGTCGCAAGCGCACGCTCTTAGTATTACCGACAGGATGCGGAAAGACGATTGTATTTTCCAAAATCATTGAAGACCAAGTGAAAGAGGGCAAGCGGGTGCTTGTCCTTGCTCATAGGTCGGAGCTTTTAGAGCAGGCTAGCGATAAGCTAAAGACTGCGACAGGTCTTGGCACGGCCTTAGAGAAAGCAGAGAATACTTCTATCGGTTCATGGTATCGGGTTGTAGTAGGATCAGTCCAGACCATGCAGAGAGAGAAGCGACTTAGTCAATTTCCTCCCAACTGGTTCGATACAATTGTAGTTGATGAAGCCCACCACGCCATTTCAGACGGCTATCAGCGTGTCCTTGGTTACTTCGAGCAGTCCAACGTCCTCGGGGTAACAGCGACCCCAGACCGTGGAGATATGAAGAACCTTGGTTCCTACTTCGACAGCTTAGCTTACGAATATTCGCTGGTACAGGCTATCCAAGAAGGGTATCTATCTAAAATTAAGGCGTTGACAATCCCGCTCAGCTTGGATTTATCAAATGTCAGTATGTCAGCTGGCGATTTTAAAGCGAGTGATGTCGGAACGGCGCTAGATCCTTATCTCGAGCAGATAGCAGACGAAATGGTCAAGCAATGTGCTGACCGCAAAACGGTCGTATTCTTGCCCTTGGTCAAAACTTCGCAGAAGTTTCGAGATATCCTAAACGCAAAAGGTTTTAGCGCTGCTGAAGTAAATGGAGAGTCCAAGGATCGTGCAGAGATTCTGGAAGACTTTGAGAAAGACCGCTACAACGTACTTTGTAATTCGATGTTATTGACTGAAGGCTGGGATTGCCCATCAGTAGATTGCATAGTTGTGCTAAGGCCTACCAAAGTGCGAGCTCTCTATTCTCAGATGGTAGGACGTGGGACTCGCTTGCATCCAGGGAAAGAAGAATTGCTCTTGCTAGACTTCCTCTGGCACACTGAACGCCACGAACTATGCCGGCCAGCTCACTTAATCTGTGAGACTCCAGAAGTTGCTCAGAAAATGGTTGAGAACATGGAAGAGCAAACTGGTGTCGTGCTTGACCTTGAAGATATGGAAGTCAAGGCAGCAGAAGATGTAGTCGCTCAACGTGAGGAAGCGTTGGCTAAACAGCTAGAAGAAATGCGTAAACGTAAACGCAAGCTAGTGGATCCGTTGCAATTTGAAATGTCTATCCACGCTGAAGACTTATCGAATTACGTGCCTAACTTCGGATGGGAGCAAGCGCCTGCAAGCGATAAGCAGTTGAAAGCTCTCGAGAAATACGGAATCTTCACAGACGAAATCAGCAATGCTGGTAAAGCCAATCTCTTGTTAGACAGATTGCACAAGCGACAATCAGAAGGCTTGACTACACCGAAGCAAATTCGATTCTTAGAAGGTCGTGGCTTCAAGGATGTTGGTATGTGGCAATTTGACCAAGCTAGAAATATGATTGATCGTATCGCAGCGAACGGATGGAGATTACCTGCGGGCGTGCGACCAGCTGAATATGTACCGGGGTGATGTATGAAATTTTTGGATCTATTCACAGGTATCGGTGGCTTTCGTCTTGGGATGGAATCCGCGGGTCATGAATGTGTTGGTTTTTGCGAAATAGACAAATTTGCAAGAGCTAGCTACAAAGCTATACACGATACGAAAGGAGAAATCGAACTACATGACATCACAAGAGTCACAGATGAGTCTATTCGAAGAATCGGAAGTGTGGACATTATCTGTGGAGGATTTCCGTGTCAGGCTTTCTCGATTGCAGGAAACCGACGAGGTTTTGAAGATACTCGAGGAACTTTGTTCTTTGAGATTGCTAGGTTCGCATCTATTCTCAGACCTAAATATCTATTCCTTGAGAACGTCAAAGGGCTCCTCAACCACGAAAACGGAATTACATTTGAGACCATTATCTCAACCTTGGACGAATTGGGGTACGATGTGGAATGGCAAGTGCTTAACAGCAAGGATTTTGGAGTCCCCCAAAATCGGGAACGTGTGTTTATTATCGGACATCTTAGAGGAGAATGTACCAGAAGAGTTTTTCCTCTCAGCGGAAATGACGAAGAGACTGATTGTAAACAATCAAAAATCAAGAAGGTAGGCAATATTAGGAAAAAAGGGAAGTCACAAAGTGGCGATGTTGTTTCAACGGATTCCATCGCACCTACTTTATGCGCTACAACAACGCAAAAAGACCCGCTGAAGATAGCAATACCTGTATTGACTCCGGACAGACCTGAAAAAAGGCAGAATGGGCGGAGATTCAAGGAAAACGGAGAGCCCATGTTTACTTTAAAGCCCATGTTTACTTTAACAAGTCAAGATAAGCATGGAATCTTAATCGCAGGAAAATTACCTGGAAATCATGACCAAAACTCAAGAGTATATGATCCATATGGACTAGTTCCCACTCTATCCACAATGCAAGGCGGTGGGCAAGAACCTAAAATCATGCAGAACTTTCGTATCCGCAAGCTAACACCTCGTGAGTGCTGGAGATTGCAAGGATTCCCTGACTGGGCTTTTGATAAGGCGCAAGAAGTGAACTCTAATAGTCAACTATACAAACAAGCAGGGAATAGCGTGACAGTCAATGTCATTGCGGCAATAGCAAAGGAGTTGGAATGAGGTGATAACTTGAAATTATTTCTTAACGAAGATTGTATGGATGTCATGAAAAAATATCCTGATAACTATTTTGATTTAGCTATTGTAGATCCACCATATTTTTCTGGCCCAGAACAAAGAGAATTTTATGGGAACAAGATCAGTACAATAGGAGTTGGTAGAACCTATGCTCAAACATCTGAATGGAAAGTGCCAGACAAAGAATACTTTGATGAGCTTTTTAGAGTATCTAAACATCAAATTATTTGGGGAGTGAATTATTTCGATTATTCTTTTGGGACTGGGCGTATTGTCTGGGATAAAGTAAATGGAGAGTCTAGCTTCTCTGATTGTGAGATAGCATATTGCAGCTTTCACGATAGCGTGAGGCTCTTCCGCTATATGTGGAACGGCATGATGCAAGGAAAATCTATATCGGAGGGTCACATTCAACAAGGCAATAAAAGGCTAAACGAAAAGAGGATACATCCAACGCAAAAGCCGGTTAATTTATATATTTGGCTATTACAAAACTATGCAAGTGATGGAGATAAAATCCTAGACACACACGTCGGCTCAGCAAGCAGCCTGATAGCTTGTGAAGAAATGGGATTTAACTATGTAGGTTGCGAATTAGACGAAGATATTTTCAACTCAGCAAAACAGAGACTTGAAAATTATAAGTCACAAATAAAATTATTTTAAAGGAGAAAACAGTGGCAGAGAATGATTTTAATTTGTTGCCGTTGCTGGATTACATCAATCCTGCCACGGTAGACTACCAGACATGGATAAATGTGGGCATGGCCTTAAAACACGAAGGCTACACGGCATCTGACTGGGACAACTGGTCACAAAATGATAGCCGATACAAAAAATTCGAGTGTTTCAAGAAATGGGATACTTTTAACGAAGAAGCAGGAACTATCGTGACAGGTGCGACTATTACCCAACTTGCAAAAGAGAACGGTTGGGTGTCGCAATCCAGCTACGATAGCGAGAATGCGCGTGAGTTGGACTGGAACGATACCATCGACCGCGATTATCGTGTCATTGACAAAGACTGGATTGAGGGTAAGGAGATTCATGAGCCGACTGTCTGGAATCCAGTTCAAGAAATCATCAAATACCTTGAAACACTCTTTGAAGCTAGCGAAAATGTCGGCTATGTGACTGAATGTTATCCAAAGACTGACGACGAAACGGGCGAGATTGTCAAATGGCTGCCAACAAAGGGAGCTTATGACCGTACTGCTGGGCAATTGATTGAAGCTCTTAGCAAATGTAATGGCGACATCGGCGCAGTGTTAGGTGACTATCACGAAGAAGCTGGCGCATGGGTGCGATTCAATCCCATGGATGGAAAAGGCGCGAAAAATGAAAATGTAACAGATTTCAGATATGCTCTGGTCGAATCCGACAGCATGCCGATTGACAAGCAGAATGCCATATACAAAGAATTGGAGCTACCAATCGCAGCCTTGGTACACAGTGGGAACAAATCCCTGCACGCTATCGTGAAAGTAGACGCTGGCAATTACGACGAATATCGCAAGCGGGTTGATTATCTATACAAGGTCTGCCAAAAGAACGGCATCGTCGTTGATACCCAAAACCGAAATCCAAGCAGACTTTCGCGTATGCCGGGTTTCATCCGAAACGGCCAGAAGCAGTTTTTGGTAGATACGAATATTGGTAAGGCTGACTGGGATGAATGGTACCAGTACATCGAAGACTTGAACGATGACCTGCCGGATCCGGAAGGATTGGCCGACAGTTGGGATAACTTGCCAGAATTGGCGCCTCAATTGATTAAAGGCGTCCTTCGTCAAGGCCACAAGATGCTGATTGCTGGTCCTTCTAAAGCTGGTAAGTCATTCGCGCTGATAGAGATGTCAATAGCAATTGCAGAAGGTAAGAAGTGGCTCGGTTGGGATTGTACGCAGGGGCGTGTCCTCTATGTCAATCTGGAACTAGACCGTCCGTCTGCCTTACATCGCTTCCGTGATGTCTATCAGGCTATGGGATTGCCACCACAGAATATCCAGAATATCGACATTTGGAATCTTCGTGGAAAGACCGTACCGATGGACAAGCTAGCGCCTAAACTCATTCGTCGAGCTTTGAAAAAGAATTACATCGTAGTCATCATTGACCCGATTTACAAGGTTCTTACTGGTGACGAGAATAGCGCAGACCAGATGGCGCACTTCACCAATCAATTCGATAAGGTGGCCACAGAGTTAGGCTCTAGTGTTATCTACTGTCATCATCATTCAAAAGGTTCTCAAGGTGGCAAGAAGTCCATGGACCGCGCTAGTGGTTCGGGTGTATTTGCCCGGGATCCTGACGCGCTTATCGACTTAGTAGAGCTAGAAGTATCAGAAGAATTACTGACACAGCGCCTGAACCAGGCAGCGTGCGAAGTATACAAACTGGCTTTGCAAGAGCGAAACAATGCCTATTACCAACAGAATGTCGGACTAGATGATCTATTGAGTCCAGCACAGATGCGGACACATTTCGAGAAAGGCATTCCTGATGTAATGGCTCGGGCGACATACACAGACAAACTCGAAGAAGTCCGCAACAAGATCCAGATAGCGACTGCGTGGCGAGTCGAGGGCACGCTTCGAGAGTTTGCCAAGTTTAAGCCAGTCAATATGTGGTTCAGCTATCCAGTACACGCGCTTGATGAATCAGGTGTACTGGCAGATATTAAGCTGGACGACGATAAACCAGGGTGGATGAAAGCTAAAGAAACTCGCAAAAAGAATGCAAAGGAAGACAAAAAGCAAAAGCTGATAGAGTTTGACGAAGCGATCGAAAACGCGAATTTTGGCGAGCCTCCCTCAAAAGAAGACGTAGCTGAATATTTAGGAATTTCAGTAAAAACAGTTACTCGCAGATTGAATTCATCTAAAAAATATTGGTTCGACAAGAACTCAAATTCGATAAAAGAAAAAGGACAAGACCATAAAAACGTGGTCGTGTCCGAATAAGACAGCACCATAATTTTATGGTTGTGTCTTTGTCTCAAAAAGGACAGACAAGACCATAAAAACGTGGTCGTGTCTTGGACAGACAACTATATATTATATATATAGATAATGTCCTGTCGTCCATCATGTCCATACCTGTATAGACAGGGTTGCTTAAAACGCACCCTGTCATATACAAGGGTCATGGACTAAAAGCGAAATTTAAAAAAGAAAGGAAGTGCATTTTTAAAAATGTCTATTGAATTCTTTTTACCGATGCAAAAAATTCCGACTACGACTCACCAGCAAAAAAAGGTAAATGTCCAATTTGGTAAGCCAATCTTTTATGAGCCAGCTGATCTGAAAAATGCTAGAGCGAAATTTGAGAGCTTGCTTGCGCAGCATGTCCCTCCTGATGAATTTAAAGGAGCGATTCGTCTGACAGTCAAGTGGTGCTTCCCGCGTATCAAAAAAAGCTATGATGGCCAGTACAAGACCACGAAGCCAGATACAGACAATCTACAGAAATTACTCAAGGACTGCATGACAAAACTGGGATACTGGCAAGATGATGCACAAGTGGCCAGCGAGATTGTCGAAAAGTTCTGGGCGGATACAGTCGGGATCTATATCAAGATTGAGGAATTGCCATGAAGATTGACTACATTGATTTCTTTAGCAGGGTCATTCCTGAATGGATGGCGCGCAGCAATCAGAAGAGTCAAGAGGTCGGTTTTGGCTCAGACGCTTATTGGCTATGGGCAGTGTCGTCAATCGGAGAAATTTGCAAGCAATACAATGATGATGAGCTAGTGACGGAGCAGTTCGGTCTGCTCTTTAACTGGCTAGAAAAACAAGCAGGAGGAACAGGAAGTTAATGGTTGCGTTTGAGTTTAGTACAGATAGAAAAATTTGGAAAAAGCTGGGTGACGAAATAATGACAGAGTTACATGATAGTGTAAATAACCCAAGCCACTACCAAGGACGATATGGTATGCAATCTATCGATGCTCTAAGAAATTTTATGACATCGGAACAGCTCAAGGGATTTTATCTTGGTAATGCTTTGAAATATCAGCTGCGTTTCCAAAAGAAAAACGGGCTTGAAGACCTCAAAAAAGCAAGAAAGAACCTTGATTGGCTGATTGAAGAAGTGGAGAAAGTTAATGAATAAACAAAAATTGATTAAGAAGTACAATGACGCTTGTTTTGCTGTTGTTCCAGTTGATGAAGTTTTGGAAGATTTGCAGCAACTAGACGAACCCGAAAAAGTAAAAATTCCGGAATTTGCAGCATATGTGATCGAGGGAGCCAGAGGGAATAGTGCGGAATTAGAAGATGCACTTTTTTACGCTCATGAACATGGAAATCATGAATTTAAAAAATGGTATGGGAAGTTAGAAAACAGGGAGAATTTCGCTCGCGCTTTCCTGAATGGCTATGATATAAAACAAGAAAAGCGGTATATCGTAAAAGTAAAGGCAATTACAAGTTGTAACAAATTTTTATCTTTTAGTAGTCTAGTTGAAAGTTGGTTTTTTTGCAACTTCTGTCCATCTGATAATATCAAGCAAAAACACACCCGCAAAGAGCTGGAAGCGGCAGGCTTCGGCTGGGTGTTTGATTGCCCAGGAATTGAGATCAAGGAGGTATCAGATGAATCTAAAATTTAGGGCGTGGCTCAAAAATGACAAGGAAATGATTGAAGTTGATGAGATTCATTTTGATAATGGGAAGTTGGATTTTATCGGTGATGCTATTACATTTATGCGCACGGTAGATGAAATTGAACTCATGCAATCAACAAGCCTTTTCGACAAGAACGGTGTGGAGATTTTCGAGGGAGACCTTATAAAAACTAGTTCAGCTGTTTGCCTTGTCGATTTTGGAGAATATACTTACCTCGAAGATGATGAAACCGAAATCACAGCTATAGGGTTCTATCTTGCGTTTCTAAATACACATCCAGTGTCTTGTTGCCCGTTCGAATCTCTATTCTGGAAAGGGTGTGAAGTCATTGGAAATATCCACGAAAACGAGTTAGATTTAATTATGTATGAAGCTTGGAAATTTAATAAGGTGGTAGCAGATGATTCCAAAATTTAGAGCGTGGGATAAAGAAACGCAAACCATGAACGGCATGGCAGAAATTTACAGAAACAAGAATCAGGAAATTGAATTGCATCCTAGAGATGAAAATATCATCCTCATGCAATCAACAGGTCTCAAAGATAAGAACGGTAAAGAAATATTTGAGGGGGATGTAGTACAATTTGAAGATTGTTATACCGAATCAGATTTTTTGTATATCAACAAGGGCATTGTCGAGTGGAGTCAAGGAAGTTTTACTGTTACCAATAGGGATTCTGTAGAAATGGAAGATTTGCTTGATGGAGAGATATTAGATGTAATAATTATCGGCAACATCCACGAGAATCCAGAGCTTTTGGAGGTGGGCGATTGACGATCAATATCAAACAACGATTAAAAGCATTGCAGTATATCGATATTAAAGCGAAGTCAAAACATCAGGAAATCATCAGTTTGAAGTCAGGCATCTTGCGAGGACAACAATTTGATAATATGCCGAAAGCAGAAAGTCCGTCTAATCGCTCTGAAGAATTGAACGTGCTGATTATTGATAAGTCAGAACAGCTCTATCGAGAAATTCAAGAACTTTATCAGGAGCGGGATGAGCTGGTACAAGCGATTGAATCGCTTGACGATCCGGTTGAAAATATTATCATGCGGCTACTGTATATTGATGGGCTTTCGTGGAATGAGATTCAAGTCCGATTGCGATGCGGACGCGGGACGATACACAGGGCTAGAGATAGTGCTTTAAAAAAACTTTCTAAAAAAAATGGAACTAATGGAACTCTTTGGAATTCCTAAAGTGATATTATGGTATTGTCGAAAAAGTGAAAACGAAACGATTTTCATGAGGACTCCTAGAAAAAGGCGCGCAGTTGCGTCTTTTTTTGTTACAAAAAAATAAGGTGGTGATGGAAAATCGCTAAACTAACTTTAAAACAACAGAGATTCGCTGACGAGTACATCATCAGCGGAAATGCAACGGAAGCTGCTATTAAGGCAGGGTATAGCTCTAAATACGCTAATACAAACGCATCTAAGTTACTACAAAATACTACAATCAAATCTTATATTGACGAAAGGTTGGCTCAGCTTGCGTCTGAGAAGATTGCAACACAGGAAGAGGTGCTTACTTACCTAACTTCAGTTATGCGAGGAGAAACGCAAGAACAAACTCTGTGTAGTATAGGTGAGCTCGGCCAAGAAATCATAGATATAGACGTAGGTGCCAAGGACAGAATCAAAGCTGCTGAGCTTTTGGGTAAACGGCATAGGCTTTGGACAGACAAATCAGAAGTCAAGGTTGAAGGAACAATCCAGACGAGTAAGCTAGACGGCATTCTGGCACAGCTAGGAGATGATAGCACATGAGTGAGCTGATATTATCGCCTAAATATAAAGCGTTTTTGCGACACAATGCGAAAGCGGAAGCTTTGGAAGGAACGACAGCTGCAGGAAAGACCACAGTCGGCGCGTTTAAGTTTATGCTGAAGGTTGCACTGTCATCAAAAAAACTGCATTTTATCGCGTCCAAATCTGTCGGGGATGCGGAAAAAAATATCATCAATTCTGATTTGGGAATTGTTGATATTTTTGGCGAACATGTAGACTATCGCGGGAACGGTAGCATGGACTATAAAATTCCGCACATCCTCTATCGCATAGACAATAATCCAGAACATGATAAGGTTATTTTTATCCTCGGCTACGAAAATAAGGATAAGTGGAAGAAAGCTTTGGGTTCACAGTTTGGTTGTGGCTACATCGATGAGATTAACACAGCGAATACAGATTTTGTGCAAGAATCTACTATGCGCTGTGATTATTGGATGTGCACCATGAACCCGGATGATCCCAACCTGCCAATCTACGAGCAGTATATCAATCGCTTTCGTGCGTTGAAAGAGTACGAGGACGATACACCCAAAGAAATCCAGCAAGAGCTAGAGAAATCGCCAGCGCAACCTAATTGGACGTACTGGTTTTTTAATTTTGACCACAATGCGGGACTGCCTGATGAAAAGAAGCAACAAATCATCAATACGGTTGCACCAGGTACGAAACTTTATAAAAATAAAATACTTGGTTTGCGCGGTCGGTCGGAGGGTCTGATATTTAGCATGTTCCAGCACGATAAGAATGTGATTCAAGAGTCAGCAGCAAAGCAACTGCGTTTTTTGCGTTTTTGTTGTGGGGTCGATACTTCCTATTCTGAAAAGTCCGATGATACGATTGCGTTTCTTTATCAAGGTATCACTGCAGAGGGCTGTTTAGTCGTGCTGGAGGAGAAAGTCTATAATAATAAAGACTTTCGTGGCGAAAAGATAGCACCGTCTGACGTCGTGGTCAAGTTGCATGAATTTCTTGAATACTGTAAGGATAAATGGGGCTTCTGTCGTGTGATTTCAGTCGATAATGCTGACCAAGCGACATTGATGGAACTGCGGAAATATAAACAACAGAAAGGACTGGCTTGGGATTTTATTAATGCGAATAAAAAGCTGAAGGTAATCGATCGAATCAATCTAGCGGGATCTTGGATAAAGAACGGTTATTATTTGGTGGTGAACTATTGTATAAATCATATTCACGAATTGGAAATCTACTCGTGGAAGGAAGATAGGGACGAACCAGAAGATCGGAACGACCACACAATCAATGCTGGTCAGTACGGTTGGATTCCGCATATTAGATCAATCGGACAGAAGGTACAAGATGCCAGCTATGAAGTTCTCAGGGCTGGCTTGAGGTAAGAAATGACATATACAGAACAATTTACAGATAGCACCGGCCAGAACCGAGTGTTAAAACTACGATTTCACCGAGAATCACGGCTTCGTTATCGAGCAGAGAGTGCAGACGCGCTTTTTGTAGAAAATAATAAGTTGCTAAAGAAATTTGTGGATCATCACAGAAATTATCAGCGCCCCCGAATTCGTGAACTTTACGACTACGCAGAAGGAAATAATCATGAAGTTTTGCGGTCGCAGCGCCGAAAAGATAGCGACATGGCAGATAATCGGGCAGTCCATAACTTTGGTAAGTTGGTATCAACTTTTAAACAAGGTTACTTGCTAGGCGTGCCTGTTGAAGTATCGTATGATGATCAAGCTGACGAATCAGTCATAGATGCAAAACTAAGAGAAATCGGTTGGCTGGATAATTTTCATCAGCTAAATCGTTCCTTGGTTTTGGATATGAGTCAGGTTGGTCGTGCTTATGATTTGGTTTATCGCTCGCAAGAAGATAAGACTAAGGTTGTACGATTAGACCCGTTAGAAACCTTCGTCATCTATGATACAACTTCGGAAAATCATGTTGTTGCAGCAGTCAGGTACTATCAAGCGAATATCTTTGATACGAAGTCGGTAACGGTTGAAGTCTACACAGAGACTGAAATTATTACTTTTAACGCGACAAAAGAAGATTATAAAGAAACTAGCCGCTCTAATCATAAATTTCGACAGGTCCCGGTCACGGAGTATTTGAATAATTCAAAAGGAATTGGCGACTATGAGACAGAGCTTTCTTTGATTGACCTGTACGATTCAGCTGAGAGTGACACAGCCAACTATATGAACGATTTGGCGGATGCAATTCTTTTTTTGTTTGGTAATATTGAGCTGCCAATCGGCAGTGTAGATGAGCAGATAGAATTTTTGGCAAAAATGAAGCAAGCCCGCTTTATGCACATCAAGCCGCCAATCGATACAGATGGCAATGAAGGGAGTGTTTCGGCTGAGTATCTGTCTAAGTCTTACGATGTGGAAGGGACAGAGGCCTACAAGACACGCTTGCAAAAGGATATCCACAAATTTACTAATACGCCTGACATGTCGGATCAGAATTTCGCTGGTAGTCAAACAGGAGTAGCGATGAAATGGAAAATCTTTGGCTTGGAGCAAGAACGGATTGATACGCAAGCAGCGTTCGAAACTTCTTTGCGTCGTCGTTATCAGCTCATTGCGAATGTCGGTGAATTTGTCAAGGAAATCGATGGTTTTGATATTTCGAAATTACGCATTAAATTTACACCGAACTTGCCAGCTGATACAGATGGTTTGGCCAACCATATCAAAGCTCTTTATGGCATCGTCAGTGACCGGACTATCTTTGAGCTGACACATGGGCTGACAGAAGTAAGTGTGGATGATGAAATCAAGCGTTTGAAATTACAAGAGGCGCAGGAACAACCTGAACCACGGCTTGATCCAGTAGATGAGGCGGTTGATGATGAACAAGAAATCGAATCAAAGCCATCTTGATTACTGGTCAGGCCGCTCAGATGAAATTTTTCGCTATCTAGACCGAAAAGATATTGATTTTTTTGCTGAATTAAATAAGATCTATCAAGAACAAGCTAATGAAATGCAAAAAGCCTTTTATGACTTTGTCAGCAAGTATTCTGAAAATGGCTCTATGAGCTATCAGGAGGCGCTACAGCGACTGAAAGGCACCGACCTGTCAGATTATCGGGAGAATGCGAGAAAGTATCGTGAGCAGGCTGAGAAAAACCCAGAATTACTTAAAAGGTTGAATGAACAGTATGCGACTGCACGCGCTACAAGATTAGAGTCATTGCAGCTAGATATGCTCTTTCGTGCAGGGGTCGCAAGAGGTCTTATTGCTGATAAGTTTGAAAGTTATTTGCAAAAAATGGCTCTCATGGGCTATAAAAAGGCCATGAGCGGTCGAACTGGCACAATCAACGAACCAGCTTTAAAAGAACTAGTTAAAACGCCTTTTAACGGTTATAACTACAGTCAGCAATTGTGGGGCAATACAGACAATCTTGTTAAGGACTTGAAAAAGGTCCTGAAGACTGGATTTGTCCGTGGAGATCATCCTCGAACAATGGCGCGTGATTTAGCACAGAAGTACAAAGTAGCTAACAGTAGAGCTGAAACACTCGTTCGGACTGACGGAACGATGATTGTCAATCGCTCTGCTATCCAGCGCTACAAAGATGCAGGGCTTAAATACTATCGAATATTGGTTCATCTGGACAATCGGACAACTGAAATATGCAAAAGAATTCATGCGGAAGACAAGCGGTATCTGATTGATGAAATGCAGGTAGGGGTAAATGCTCCACCTTTTCATTTCGGTTGTAGGTCGGGTGTGATGCCAGATGAAGAGGAATTAAACGGTGATATCAAGGCTTATGATAACGACTTTGAAAAGTTAAGAGATGATCTTGCTAATCTGTGGGATGATATATCAAAAGGGAGTTTACCATACAAGAGTATTGAACGAGGTCTTGCAGAAAGCTATACAATTGGACAGTTGCCAAGTGTGAAAGGGACCGAAGAGTTATTAAAACGTGTACAAGTGACCGGTAAGAATTTGGCAAAAATCTTAGAAAAGCATGGCACAGAATTCCCGTTGGAACAAATGTTATTGTTACAAGAATTGGTTACTGGTCCAGATTATGTCGCAGATAATTCTGACCATCATAACAATTCGGTGCTGCTCTATAAAAAAGTACCTGAACGCTTGAAATATCTAATGGAAGCGGCTCTTATACAAAAGGATGATGGCAATTACATCATCCACTATCACAAAATTAAAAAACAAAAATTAAATAAATTAAAACGTGAGCAAAAGATACTTTACTCTAAAGATGATATGTGATATACTTAGGGTAAAGATAGAGGTTGAAAAGTATCCGCCTCCAACGCGCCACTTAGCTAGTGGGTCGAGAAATGCGGGCGACATTCGGCGGTCCCGCCTATCTTGCGCTTAGATAGTAATCTAGGCGCTTTTTTTGTTTTCCAGAAAGGAGATAAAATGTTTATCTGGAATTTAGTATTCGTTACAGCAGGCGCTATTGTCCTGCTTATTTTATTAGTTATTGGCTATATCGTACTAACTGGATTGCTTGAAGGTGCTAGGAATGCGCTAGCTAGTGGCAAGAAAGGACGACATGAGCAGAATACAAATCAGAATTGAAAATATTGGCTTTTCGGCTATGGCTGAAGAGAGAAAGCCTACAGTAAAGCTTGAATTAACTCTGACTGGCGGTAAGATAATTGATTCGATTGATGTCTTGCCAAAATTGATAGAAGACATTTCAAAATTGGAATATGAGGTAAATCATGAACAAACGAATTAAAAAGAAAGCGTCTAAAAGACGTGCAATCGAAAGACAAAACGCTGCATTGGCTGCTGAAGTGGCTGCGCTTAAAACTACAATCACCATGCAAGGCAAGATGATTGAAGAGATGCAGAACATCAATTCTCACAATGTCCAAGCGACAAATGAGCGTTTTGACAAGTTGGAAGCTGCTAACGAAAAAATGAAGCTTGATTTGGACAATGCTGTCGTTGGGTTTAGCAAGTCGAAAAAGTCAAGTTGGTTTGGCAAAAAGTAGGTATAAACTGCTATAAATCATTATAAACCGTATGGAATCCCGTACGGTTTTCTTTTTGTCCAAACTGTGCTGAAGACGTTAAAAGCTGTACTGTTTCGCCGCCGGGCGTAAAACGAGATTAGTGAGTGGCGACGTAATCGCTAAAATTCATGTCCTGTCGCATGACATAAAACTAGGCAAATAAAATACATAGACTAGCGTGGCTTTGAGTCGTGCTGTGAGAAAATATAAGGAAAAGGGACTAGAGACCGTGGACGCATGGAATCGTGGCCTTTTTTATTATGTTTGAAAACAGGGTGATGAGAGGACTAGCGTGGATGTGGAGGAAAAAATGAAAGTAACTAAATTTGGACGAATCCCAATGGATTTGCGGCGCTTACAACTTTTTGCTGAAGGTGCTGAAGATGGATTAGATGCTGGGGCAACTAACGACAAAGGAGCTGCGGGAGTGCCTGAATGGAAAGCCCCAGCCAGTCAATCGGAATATGATGCGGCAATCAACAAGGCAGTGCAAGCAGCTTTAAAAAATCATCAGACTAAATCAGATGAAGAGTTTCAGAAAGCTGTCGAAGAGGAAATCAAGCGACGTTCGGACTACTCAAAATTGAGCAAGGAAGAACAGGCTAAGAAGGACCTGGACGACGAGCGCGCTAAGCTGGAATCTGCCAAAGCTGAATTTGCTCATCAGCAACTGGTCCTACAAGTCGAAAAAGACTTGGTCGTTAAGGGTCTGCCTGCTGAATTAGCAGAGACTTTTGCTTTGCACAACGACGCAACAAAGGCCCTTGAATCTGTCAGCGCCTTTGAAAAAGCCTTTAAGGAAGCTGTGGCGGAAGAAGTGAAGCGTTCTGCTCGTCAAGATCCTCCTCGGGCTGGTTCAAATTCTGGAGATTCTACTACAAATTATGGTGTTACTTTGGCCGCTGGTGCTACAAGCACAGGCGGTACACTCTTTTAACGAAAGGATGGTAGTGAATGAAATCTACTAAATTGTTTGCAAATGCTGAAATTCTACATAATCTGCCTTATGAAGCTATTTCAGCGACGCTTGATAAAGGTACTACTGGTACTGTGACAGAGAACGGTCGAAAGATTTTGAAGGCCGGAGCATTGCTTGCAGGTGATGCGAAGTCAATCTTCGAAGATCGTTCTAAAAAGGTGAAAAAGCTGACAAACGACGCCTCTGCTGCTTATGTGGACGGTGTTCTGCTCTATGATGCAGATGTGACAGACGGCGATGCTCATGTTTCTTTGGTTTACCGTGGTACTCTTCGTGAGGATAAGGTGAACGGTGGGACTGTAGATGCGAATGTTAAGGCAAAATTGCCTCACATTCATTTTGTCAATGGTGTGTAAAGAAAGGAAAAAGGTGAATTATGTCTTTAATTCAGAAAATCATCACGGCGCCTAACATCGTCGGGTATTTTAACGAAAAGCAACGCACGGTAGATGCAACTATCGGCGAAAAGGTCTTTCCAGCTAAGAAACAGCTGGGTTTGAAATTGGCTTTTATCAAAGGAGCAGCTGGTAAGCCTGTTGTCTTGCAGCCTGCAGCTTTTGATACAAAAGTTCCACTCCGTGAACGCATGGCAGTTGAACTTAACGAAGAAGAAATGCCATTCTTCAAAGAAGCTATGCTTGTAAAGGAAGCGGATCGTCAGCAGCTCAATATGATTGCTCAAACAGGTAACCAAGGTATGATTGACACGGTTACTCGCGGCATCTTTGACGACACGGCAACTTTGCTAGCTGGAGCTAATGCTCGTCTAGAGGCTATGCGGATGCAAGTGTTGGCGACTGGTAAGATTGCTATCAATAGCAATGGCGTAGCCAAAGATATTGACTATGGTGTTCAAGAAGATCACAAAGGCGCTGTTGACAAAACAAAAAAATGGGCTTTGTTGGATAAGTCAAATCCACTGGCGGACATTGAAAAAGCTATCGAAGCACTGGAAGCTTTGGGCGGTTCTGCGGAAGTGATGTACTTGAATCAAGTCACTTTTGCACAAGCAAAAAACGCTGTTTCTACAGCTAAGGCTATCAAACCATTGGTACAAGATGGCGCTAAGGTGACAAAAGCAGATTTTATCAGCTATCTGGAAGATAACTACAATCTAAAAGTGGTTATCAAAAATCAGACCTACAAGGATGTGGACGGTACAGTCAAGAAGTATTTTCCAGACGGGGCAGTGACCTTTGGTCCTAACACTGCTCTTGGGAATACTGTCTTTGGAACAACTCCAGAAGAATCCGATCTTATGGGTGGCGGCAATGCTGCTGTGCAAGTGCAACTGGTCGGTGCTGGTATTGCAGTGACAACCAAAAAGCTTGATGATCCGGTCAATGTGGAAACCAAGGTGTCAATGATTGCTTTGCCATCGTTCGAACAGATTGACGAAGTCTATATGTTGGACGTTGACCCTGCCTAATGAAAGGTGGTGGGTGGCTATGGGAGTAATAGACTCTGAAAAAGTCATCGCAAATGTAAAAGAAGATTTGGGTATTCAAGATGCGCTGCAGGATAAAATCTTAGAACGGTTGTGCACGAAAGTGTGCGACCATTTTAAGCTAGCTTACAAAGTTGATGAGATTGAGGAGCGATTTAGCTTTATCATCGAAGACTGTATCATCAAGCGTTTTAATCGCAGAGGGGCTGAAGGTGCTAAATCAGAATCTATAGAAGGTTATTCCATGTCTTATGTCGAAAATCAATATGAATTTGAAGAGTATGACAGCCTCTTACAAGAGGAACTAAAAGCTGGAAAATCTAAAGCGGGCAAGGTGGTGATTTTATGAGGTTCGATGATCGCGTAACATTGCTGCTTGAAGTTCGACCGAAAGATGACCTGGAGGACGAAGCTTCTTTTATGGAAACGGCAGTGCCTTGTATGCGTAATTCTCTGACGGATGAGGAACAGATAGGGATCTTTGGAAAATACAATCTAGACAGTTTTAAGTTGCATTTACAAGATATTCATCAAGATTTCTCAGAAGTCATTTATAAAGGCAAACGTCGCGCTATCAAAGGCAGGAAACATCACAAAAATAGTACGGTGATTTATCTATGAGTTTGACTTATCGGGTTAAAGGCCTAGATAAATTTCTGCGCGAAGTACAGAAAAAAGGGCGACAAGCTCCGATTGCTGTTGATAGAGAGTTGAATCGCTCCAGTCTACGCGTTGAGCGTTTGGCTAAGCTATATGCTCCTTGGGACACTGGCTGGATGAGCGAGAACATCTACAGCATGCAAGCGAAGCTTATGGGCTATAAGGTTATCTCTCCAGCTTACTACTCAATTTATGTCGAGTTAGGCACACGAAAAATGGCTCCGCAGCCTTTTATGCACCCTGCTGTACAAGAGGAATATCCAAAATTGATGAGAAATCTAAATAAGATGTTTAAGAGGTGATTATGGATTCACCAACAAGCAATTTACTAAGAGACTTAAAAAAGCGATTGGGAGCGTTAAACATTCCAATCCATTTTAAGTTACCCGACACGTCCGTAGTCGAGCCGTTTCTGGTAGTCGGTGGCATTACATCTGACACGTCTAAAACGGCGCAGACAGGGCTAATAATCGAAGACAGCACTATTCAAATTGATATTTTCCTGCCTGGCTCTAAAAGTCGAGTCTATGCAGAAAACATCAAATCGCAAGCTATTCGGTTGTTAGGTCGCAATACACGGACGACATCAACTATATTGATGGACAACTCAATCGGTCGCGAAGTCTATCATATTGTAATTAAAACGACCGAAACAATACTTTAAACAAGGAGGTCCTAAATGGCTGAAAAAGGACAAGTGAAAATTACTACAGCTAAGCCGATTGTTGGTAAAAAGGTATTCTACTTTATCCAATCAATCCATGCAGAAAAAGGTGAAGGGGCGCTTTTGCCAGCTTATCGTACAGACGGAAGCACAACCCTTGGCGGCGAGTATCAAGATGAGCAAACTCAACAAGGACGCTTGCTTGAAAAATCAAGCGATGAGCACTCAATTGAGTTGACTCAATACTTTGCGCCGATGGATCCGTCAGTAAATGTAATCTTGAATGCTCAAGCCAAAGGTGAGTCAATTAAAATTTGGCGTGTTATCGTTGACGAAAGTGTCAAAACAAAAATTGGTGAGTCTGGTAACCAAAAAGATGCTTATCCAGCTAAATTCGGTTACGCTAAAATCACTGATGATGTCGAATTTAACGACGGTGTAGAAGAGTTTGTTGAACTTTCCTATACAGCTGGAATTGTTGGCCGTTTGCAGGATGGCAAGTTCCCGCTTTCTGCTGCAGAGCTTGCTTTGTTAAATGATATCTACGCATATCAAAATCCGGGCGAAACAACCGGCGATTACGACAATATTCAACGCTAATTTTCAGGAGGGTGGCTTTAATAGGTCGCCCTTTTATTTTTGGATTAAAGGAGAAAAAACACTAATGGAATTTAAAATCGGCAACAAACTTGTAGAAATCAAATTTGATTTTCGCTTGATGTTTAAAATTGATAAAGAGCTTGCTACAAAAGACGCGAATGGGCAGTCTTCGAACAACGGAATCGGCGCTCTTTTTTATAAAATCGTCGATCGAGACGATCAAGGCATCGTGGATTTGATCCAATTTTGCGGGAGCAAAAAAGGAAAAGCTGTCAGTGAGGATGAAGCATTGTCAGCTATTGAAAACTATTTCGAAAAATCTGACGCTGAAGATCCACAAGAAGCGCTCTTTGAAGAGATTCAGGAAGAAATGGTTCAATCCGGTTTTTTCAAGAAGAAGATTTTGAAATATATCGAGAACATGCGTCTTGGATTGGAATTGGCAGAGAGTCAAGCTACCGAAAACGACGCAACGGCTCAAATGCAAGCCAAAGCCATTTCAGGAATTATTGGCAAGATGGAAAGCGCGCTCTCTTAACCGAATGCGCAAGGCTTGGTCTAACTGACCAAGAAACAATCTTGAATTGTAATAAGTGGGAGCTTGACGCTATTCTTGAAGGTCTGCACTATAGGCAAATTGAAGAACGCGAAAACTTGTCAGAACTAGCTTTAGAACTGCGTTACACGCTTAATAGTAAGAAGGTTGATACCAACAAACTTAGCAAGCGCAAGGAAAAAGAAAAGGTGCGAAGGAGTTTCCATAAGCCGACAAAACAAGAAATCAAAAACAAAAGCGAATTCGTGGCCAAGCTTGAAAAAGCTAGCCAGATGTTTGCAAATAGAAAATAAATAATGAAGGAGGTGGATGCATGAGTTTTGATGGCTCAATCTTCGCTGAGATTGGTGCAGATACCAGAGCGTATGAGCGTGCTATGAATGAGATTGCTGTTATGACCAAACAAGCTTTTGATAATGCTCAAAAAGCTGCGGTGAATAGCTCAAATCAGATGATCCAAAAAATCGGACAGCTGATGAATGAGCTGGCTAACAATAGCAGTACACTTGGTCAGAAAATCGGTCAAGGCTTCAAAGGCGGTCTAAACATCGCTCTTGGTGAAATCCATCGGATTGCATCTAATATTGGGCAGCGTTTGCCAGAGCCCATAAGGAAAGGCTTTTTAAATGCGTATCTGAATATTAAATCAGTTTTAGGGCTGATGAAATCAGACCTTTCCGCTTTAGGAGGGCACGTTAGTAGTGTAGCTGGTAAAATCAATGCAGCATTGGCCAAGGCTTTTCATTTTGATTTAACCAAGGCTATTAAAAGCCCGAAAGCAATGTTCGTTGAGCTAAATGGTGCGGCAGACGCTTTCGCAACAGGTTTTGCTGCTAAAATCCACAAAATCGGAAGTGTTTTTACTAATCTTTCCGGTCGCTTACCAGGACCTTTTGGTAGCGCTTTTAATAGTATCGGTACTTCTCTAGCTGGTTTTGAAGCGCGTGTACTGGCAGTAGGTGGTAAAATTACCAGCGCATTAGGGAATCAAGTGCTGAATCCTATTATGCAAAGCTGGTCTAGTCTTTTTACTGGTTTGACAGCTAAAGCGAATAGTTTCGCGGACCGCATAAGCAATACTCTGGGCGGTAAAATTGTCAGCAAAGTCAGCGCTTTATCTAGCAAAATTTCCAGTGGACTAGGTAACGCTTTTCAACAAGCAGGTAGTAAAGCTACTAACGCTTTGATGGGGATTGTGAATCACACGAATCAAGCGGCATCTGCCACAAGTAACCTCATCAAGACAGCTTTGGGGATCTCTGCAGCTTATGCAGGATTCAACTTTATCAAAAATGCAATAGGCGGTGCGATCACCAAATCGGCCGACTTTGAAGCTCGCATGAGTAGTATCAAGGCTGTTACTGGCTCTAGTGCTGAAACGATGAAGCAGTTCCATGATGCAGCCGTTAAAGCAGGAGCTGATACAGCATTTTCTGCTACAGAAGCAGCAGATGCCATCGAAGAATTGGCAAAAGCCGGGGTATCTACCAAGGATATCTTAAACGGTGGCTTAACGGGCGCTTTGAACTTAGCAACCGCAGGCGAGCTGGAACTGAAAGAAGCAGCAGAAATCGCATCTACGGCTTTGAATGCCTTCAAACGAGATAATCTGAGCGTAGTAGATGCAGCCAATCAATTAGCTGGTGCTGCGAATGCGTCAGCTACGGATGTCCATGAACTAAAATACGGGCTTTCGGCAGTTGCCCCTGTAGCTAGCGGTCTCGGCCTGTCATTTAAAGATACAACAAATGCGCTGGCAGTATTTGCTCAAAATGGTCTTAAAGGATCTGATGCGGGTACGTCACTCAAGACTATGCTGATGAACTTGCAACCACAAACGGATAAGCAAGCTCATCTGATGGAAAAGTTAGGTATCATCACAGCAGATGGGTCTAATAGATTCTTTACTGCAGAAGGTAAAATCAAATCATTTGCTGAAGTATCTCAAGTATTAAAAGAAAGCTTGAGCGGTTTGACGGAGCAACAGCAACAACAAGCACTCAAGACCATGTTTGGTACAGATGCAGTGCGTGCTGCAACTATCGCGATGAATGAGGGTGCAGACGGTGCCAATAAAATGCAAGCAGAAATCAGCAAGGTTACTGCTGCAGAAGTTGCTGCTGAAAAGTTAAACAACTTAAAAGGCGCTATTGAAGGCTTGAGCGGGTCGTTTGAGACTCTACAAATTAAGCTCGGGGAATCCGTCCTGCCACTATTCACTACAATCGTAAGATATGTGGATAAGCTGGTAGATAAATTCAGTCAATCGCAAGGCATTCAAAACTTTACTGATGCTATGGCTACTATCAATCCTGTTTTAGACCATTTCTTGAATGGTACTAAGTTAGCAGATGGTGTCATGGAGAAATTCAAAGGGACGATGTCTTCTGTAGCACCTATCCTTGGTTTAGTAGGCGGGCTTTTAGCATTTGGTCCCGCGACTAAAGGGCTAACATTGCTTACTGGCCTTTTAGGAGGATTGGGAACTAAAATAGGAGCCCTTGGAAGCATATTGAGTAGCGGTTTTAGTTCTGCTGCTGGAATGGTCGGGCTCTTTGCTGCTCAAGTTAGCGGTTTAGGCGGTGTTTTAGGCGGAGCGGCATCAAAAGGATTGTCTGTCTTGTCTATGATGACTAGCGGCATCAGCTCTGTCATGAGTGTAGCTTTGGCTGCTATCGGTCCAGCTGCCATTCTTGGTTTTGTCGTGGCTGGTTTGGGCATTATCAATAATCAATTTGGCACTCAAATTGACCAATTGCTAAATACAGTAACGACAAAAGGGCCTCAAATTATCCATAATCTGGTTCAAGGGATCACGAATGCCATTCCTGCTCTAATCGCTTCAGGGGCGGATTTAATAGCAAAATTCGCTAGCGCTTTTGCAACTATGTTTCCAGTCATTGTTAATGCTGGAGTGAGCCTGATTGTGAGTTTGGTTCAAGGGATTGGCCAGAATGCAACTTCCTTGATTAGCTCAGCCAATACTATTTTAAGCACTTTTGTCAGCTCGTTGTTAAACGCACTGCCGACTCTCTTGTCAGCTGGGATGGAATTGTTGGCTAATCTTTCTCAAGGAATACTAAACAACATTCCTCAAATAATGGCTAACGCTCAAAAGACCGTAACGACCTTCTTGACTGGTCTTGGCCAACAAATGCCACAGATTATCCAAAACGGGATCCAAATTCTGCAAAATCTGATAACCGGCATTATCCAGTCCTTACCGACTATTTTGCAAATTGCGGTACAGGTCATCACGTCCTTTATACAAGGTTTGGTATCTAACTTACCTGCGATTATCCAAGGCGGCATCCAGTTAATCATGTCTCTTGTGACGGGTTTGATTCAAAACTTGCCACAGATCATCGCTTCAGCGGTTCAAATCGTCATTTCGCTTGTTTCTGGCTTGATACAAGCAGCACCTCAATTGATTATGGGCGGTCTGCAGCTGATTGCTCAATTAGTTATCGGTTTGATAACTGGCATACCGAAAGTCTTGGAAGCTGGTTGGGAGCTTATCAAAGCCCTAGGCGGTGCTTTAATTGATGGCCTTGTTGGAATCGGTCAAAAGGTTGGTGAGTTCTTCGGCGGGATTTGGGACTGGATCACTGGCAAGAACGAAGAGGGTGCTAGCAAAACTAAAGCGACTATGGATGATTTGACATCGTCTGTGTCGACTAAAACCACTGAAATGTCCACGGCTGCGAAGACTAATACTCAAGATATGGCCACAGGTGTCCAATTTAATATGGACACGATGGGGCTGAATGCTTCTAATGCGGTCAATACGATGGGAGCTAACGTCACAAACGGAATGACTCAGGCTCAAACCAATGCGACCTTGCAGGCGCAGACTATGCAACAAAACGTTGGCAATTCTATGGATTTGATGGGGCTTGATACACTGAATAAAGTAACGACCATGAATACAAACGTAGACGCTAACATGCAAGCGCTCGTCACGACTACGGGTATTAACATGCAGGCTTTAAGCAGCAATGTATCAAGTAACATGCAGCAAGCACAGGCGACCGCTACAACTGAGTCAGCAACCATGAATGCGAATGTATCAAGCAATTTGAGCGGTTTGAATACAAGCGCTAGCTCCTACATGCAGGCGCTTCAAACGGACTCAAATGCTGCATTCCAGACCGTTCAAACTAATGCTAGTGCTATTTCTAGTAGTACGGCTGCCGCTGTTTCGGGCAATTACAATACCATGAGCGGAAATGCGACAGGCTCAACAAATAACATGCAGGGTTCTACCACTTCGGCGTTTACTACTATGCAGTCTAACGCTGAAAGTAGCTCTCAAGCGGTCGCAAATGCAGTAACAAATAACTTTAAGAATGCTGAAACGGCTGCGACAAATGCCATGAACGGCGTTTCTAAGGCTGTTACAGACGGCATGAACAAAGTTGATCAAGCTGCAACGTCAGGCGGAAACAAGATGGCTCAGACATTTGATAGCACCTTGAATAAAGTCAAGAGTTCTGTCCAACAGGGGATGTCTGCCGTTTCATCTGCTTTTAATAGTGGAATGAACCAAGCTGTCAGCATTTCGTCTTCTGCGAATAGTCAGATTGTGGCTATTTTCAATACACTAGCTAGTCATCTGTACTCTGTTGGGGTTCATGCTGGTTCTGGTCTTTACAATGGACTAGCAAGCATGGCCGGTAGTCTTTACTCGCTCGCATATTCAATTGCTTCTAACATCGCAAGTGTGATGCGTTCTGCTCTGGATATCCATTCTCCTTCTCGCGTCACGACTGCGATTGGTAGCTTCACTGGCGAAGGGATGTATAACGGTATGGTTGGTTGGGTCAAAGCGATTGACGGAGTCGCAGAAGACTATGCTATGGCTATTACTGACCAGAAATACGGAGTTGATAGCGTAGTTACTACCTCGGCTAGCGTAAATAATAGCGGCATTCGTTCGTCTCTTGAAAATCTGAGTGATGATGTGAAACATTCTCAGCTGTCGGATACGAAATTTGAAATCCACAATGAAATAGTGGGCGACAAGATCTATACGACTGTTAAAGAGAAAGAAGCTCGTGACCGTATCAAAGATGACTACTTTGTCTACGAATAGAAAGGCTACGAAATGGATTTACTGATTACACATGTTAACGCTGAGACTAAATTATCTCAGTTAGGCATTTATAACATTAAAATTGATGATAGTACGCCTTCTGTTGAGGTGGACAGGCGTACAGTCAAGGGACGTAGCGGGTATATCCACGATGGGGTTACCCTGCGTCAAAAAACAATTAAAGTTTCTGGAAGGCTGGCAGTTGCTAGCCTTTCGGCATTTATGGAAAAGCAAGATGAACTTGCAGGCTGGCTTTATGGCGATGAACCTTATTTCGTTACGAAAATGCACCCGGTACAGGATGACTTGTACGGGTTTGAATTGCCGGGAGCGAAGAAAGGAGATCTGAACCTTTTGGAAATCCCGCATACGCCTTGGAAGTATCGATATAAGGTGCATATCGGAAATGAAATTGACTATAGTTTTATTGGCAAATCAGTAGCAGGCTTAAAATACAACATTTCTTTTGAATTGGTGACTGCTGAGCTACCGTTTGGCGAAACTGCTCCTAGAGATGTTGTTTTGACTGGCGGAGTCATCCCGTACAAGGGCACAGCGGCTCTTAGCCAGCTAGAAGTACCTTATGTAGTCGAATTGACTGCAAGCGCTAGCCAAACAAGTTTCTTCCTGGAGATCGACGGAAGACGCTGGGCCTACAATCATGCTTCAACACCAATCAAAGAAGGTGATAAATTACGCCTATCTGGTGTTGAAAACGTGATTTATAAAGGCGTGGCATTGCCAGACTTGAATATCAACATTCGAACGAATTATGAATATTTTGTCATTCGTCCAAATCCGCAGAAACAAGTGCGCTATTCTACGGATTTCAGGGGCACTATTAAAATCTTTGGTTTTAAAGAATTGTATAAGTAAGGAGGTGGTAGATTGATTACATTTATTGATGAAAAAGGTACAGAGCATAGTGCTTTAGTTGCTTACTCTGCAACCAATGCGGTCAACGGTGAATTGTCTGTAAAAGGCACAATCTACACCAACGATGAGGTCTTGCACGGCATAGATCGTGGCTGGCGTTTTCGCTTAGACGATGAATACTATCGTGTTACTTATGCAAAGCCTAACGATGCAGGACGACAGATTGAAGTTGAATTTGACGCAGTACATCAATTCTTCTACGATATGTCGAAATCAATGGTCTATGATACTTTAAATGGTTCAAAACCATTTGAAACATATCTGCAAGCGATTTTTTCAGGTAGTGGCTACACCTACAGTTTGGAAACGACAGTCGGATCTATTCGAAAAGAAAATTTCGGAAATAAATCTCGACTCTCACTTTTCAACGATATCATCAAGGCTGCTGGACTTGAATTTTCTGTCCGTGGCCATGTGGTCCGAATCTTAAAACGAATCGGAACAGATCTATCAACAATCGTTCGTAAAGACTTTAATATGAACGAGTTGAAAATCGAAAAGAATATCAATAGCTTCGTAACCTACCAACGTGGCCTCGGTGCTTGGAAAGATGATGAAGATCATTCAAAAGGTCGCTATGAATCTGAGTATGAAAGCCCACTAGCGAAAATCTATGGACGAATCGAAGCAGAGCCTGTCGTAGATGAACGCTACAAAGAAACTGGCAAGCTCTTAGAACGCTTAAAAGAGAATGTCGATAAGTCTTATAAGGTTTCTGTTGAAATTGATATGGAAGACTTGTCACGCGCTGGTTATCGACTTAGTCGTTCAAATCCGGGCGACTACATTATGGCCATTAACGAAACGTTAGGATTTAGCCAAAAGGTTCGTATTGTGTCGTTTACCAGCGAATACGACGTGGGTGGCAATCTAATCAGTCGTAAGGTTGTCTGCAATGATATCGGCTCTGTTCAACGAAGGGCAAGCGAAATGAGCAGTCTTGCTCGTTCGGTCCAGGATGTCGCCGCAGAGAATGCCAAGGCTATCGCTACAGCGACTAAAGCGCTCGTTTCTGCTGATGGCAAGAACACAATCTACTTTAGTGAAAGCAAACCAAGAGACGAGCCTGTGGGCACTCTCAGAAAGGGTAATCAGCTTTATCTAAAAGAGGGAGAAAAGACTAATCTGTACTTTTGGAATGGTGCAGAATGGGAACTCAACCCTTTAGAAATGGATATCGTTAAATTTCGCAAGGAATACGAGTCCAAAACTAAAGAGATCAACCAATCCATGGCCACCCAGACCCAGCAAACCGCCCAAGCCCTTCGTACGGCTGGAGCCAATGCCTCGGCTATCGAGGCGGCCAAGGGTGCTATCACCAAGCTTAATCAGGACTTAGTCGGTGCCAAGCAGACCAATCAGGCTGCGATAGACCGACTAAAATCTGACTTTGCTAGTGCACAGAAGGAAGCGAACGACAAAACAGCACTCCTACGAAGCGACTTGGCCAACATCCGCACCAAGCAAGGCCAGCACGAAACCGAAATCGGCAAGCAAGTGCAGGCGCTCAATGCGACTAAAACCGAGCTAGCGGGTATCAAATCTGCTCAGTCAACGTTTGAGCAGAGCACCACTCGCAGACTAGCAGAGCTGACGAATCTGGCCGATGGCAAGGCTAGCAAGTCCGAGCTGGTGCAGACTGCCGAGGAGCTGGCTAGTCGGATAGCAAGTCTTTCGGTTGGCGGGCGGAACTTGATGGGAGTCTTTAACACAACGCCTTTCAAAGCAAGTTTTGGATCTGAAACATACAGATTTGAAGCAAAGACTACCAAAAACACGGCTAGACCAACTCTCCAATTGCAATTTCGTCGGGACGACGGGACATATGGCGTAGCAGCATGGATAGACCAAGAAGGACCTTTTAAAAAATCGTTTAGGATAACAAAAGATTATACAGAGCTTCGGATAAAATTTAATTGCAACAAAGAAGACGCAGTCTTGCTCTTTAAAGGCAATAAATTTATCGAGCTGAACACAGACTATCTTTTCACAGGCGATCTGCTTAATCTGTCACCCAATGATTCTGTGGCGGAGCACCTTAAAATCGAAAAGGGAACGCTCCCATCTGACTGGTCACCAGCATACGAAGACCAAGACGAACGTGTCTCAGCTGTTGAGTCCAGCTTTAAGCAACGAGCTGACTCGCTCGAAGCTGGGGTGTCCAGCTTGCGGGAAGGCCTCAAAACCAAAGCTGACTCAAGCGCTTTGAACTTGCTCTCAGATAGGGTATCAGCCTCTGTCAAGTCTTTAGAGACCGACATGGATAACAAGCTGAACTCAAAATTGAGCACAGCTGTGTTTGAGGTGAGAGCGTCCGGAATCCGTCAGGAAATCCTGAATGCGACCAAGGATAAGGCAGATAAGACTTTAGTTGTGACTGAGGCTGGGAAGCTGCGTGAGGAATTGGCAAGTCAAGTTGGCAGTGGTCGAAATCTGTGGATTAACTCAAAGATTGCTGGTAGTCCTGTTGTTGAAGCCTTGCCAGCAGGCCATATCACGGGTCAGAAACAATGCTACAAGTTGACGAACAACCAAGAATTGTTGTTTAACATTGAGCCTGATTTTAGCTCTCGTCTCTTTCGAAAGGTCACATTTAGCGCATGGGTCAAGTATGAGAATGTGGTCAGAGGCGCTAACAGCTGGAACGTGTTTAATTGCTTTAGACATTACATGTTTTTTAAAAATAGCAAAACAGGTACGGTTAGTGGCGCTAGCTTTCTCACACTCGCTGGATACGATGGTACATCTGATTGGAAGCGTATCGTATTTACTTACGACTACAGCGCAAACAAAGGCTACGATCAGCTTAAAACGCTCCTTAAATTTAACCTTGGGAGTACAAGAAGCGGCACAGCTTGGATAACAGGTGTACAAGTCGAATTTGGGGGCGTAGCGAATGAATATGCTCCAGCTCTCGAAGATGTTGACAGCCTCATCACAGAAGCCAAAGCGACCTTTGAGCGGACAGCTCAGGGGCTGAGACAGGACTTAACGGCTGTCCAAGCCTATGTCAACGCAGACGGCACACGCTCAGAAGCTTTGCGCTCTTTCTCCCGTGAGGAGACCGCACGTCAGCTGACTGCCGAGCGTAAGCTCATCGAAGCTGGCTATGTGGGCAAAGCACAGCACACAGAAGACGTGCGAGGGCTGACGAGGCGGTTTGAAGAGTTAAACTCAGGCGGACCTAATCTTGTCTCAAACGGTGCTACAGAGCTCGGTCTCAAGAATTGGTCAGCAAATGGCAAGCTTACGGCAGACCGAAAGCATCCGTTTTTTAAAAATAGCACGGCTACGATGTTTGTCTTGGACACAACCGAGACAGCTATCGCCCTTATGCAACAAAATCAGTACAATGTGCTAAAGCGGAATACAGACTACACATTGTCGTTTACTGCATTTGCGTCAGACAATGTATCAGGCTTTAGGGCGCTGGTTGGTCTACTATCCAACATGGACCACGCTTGGAAGAAGACCCTGCATACATATACTAAGAGCTTGTCACCAACACAAGCCGAGCGCATCACTGTCCAGTTTAACAGCAGTGATTTTGATGGGTTCGCTTTGCGGTTTGACAATATGGGATCTAGCAATGGTCGCAGTGCAACCGTCTGGATCAGCGAGATTGATGTCTACGAAGGCACAATGAAACGGCCGTACCAGCCGTCTCCTGCAAATGGCCAAAGCTATGCAGACACCAAACTTGCTGAGTTTAGACAGGGAATAGACGGTCAACTGGCCACTGTGCAAACTGCCCTTAATACAGCCAATGGCTCATTGACCAGTTTTAACAACTGGAAACAATCAGCGCAGGAAACGCTGAATAAAGTCGGCAAGGTAGAGTCTGGTCTTAACGAGACCAAGACCAGCTTAGCTGAGTTTAAGCGGACGGCTGAAGGTCAGCTGACTTCGATTACTCAGCAGGTCGCTGGTAAAGCTAGTCAGACCGATTTCCAGCGTGTGCAGGAAACAAGTAAGCTCTACGAGCGTTTGATTGGCTCGACCGAAAAAGAGGTCACAGACAAGGTCTCTCGCATGGTCATGACCAATCAGCTTTTTCAGACAGAGGTATCCAAGAACCAAGGTTTGAGGACGGTGCAGAGTCAACTAGCTGGAAGCTGGTCGATCAAAAATCTCAACTCGGCTAGCGATATCCTTGGTCAGCTCAATTTAAATCCAGATGGATCAGTCTCAATCAACGAGGGGCTGATCTCTATCGGAGATAAGACCCATATCAAGAACGGCGTCATCAAGAATGCCATGATTGAGAGCATGCTGGCTGACAAAATCACAGCGGGCACGCTCAACGCTGCCAATGTCAATATCATCAACTTAAATGCAAATAAGATTGTCGGTTTAGATGCGAATTTTATCAAGTCCAAAATTGAGTTAGCATTCATCGAGTGGATGAAGGGTAAGACTATCAGCGCTCAAAACGATGCGATGCAGATCAATCTAAACGATGGGCATATCCTGTTTTACAATGACGATGCATCCATCAAGCGTGTCTTGGCAGGCTATCCAACACAGTTTATCCGCTACGAAAACAAGCAGGAAAACGGTCAGAACCACGGACGTACCATCATCGGTAGTAACCGAAATGGCACCAACGCTTGGAAATCGGCCTCTTTTGCTGGTCTAGTGATTGATAATAACTCAAATAACAGCGTCGATAAAATATACCAATTTGGAGACTACAATCACATGAGACATGCGCAGGGTGATGATGGCTGGAATTTTAGTGTCGTGACGCAGACAATGACGCCTGGCACATGGAACAAAAACTCGGAAATTTGGGCGCGACATTTCGTCGTGCCTCGAACCACAAAAGGAGACACAGATAACCCAACGCAGTTTATCCGCTTAGAAGCAAGCGTAGCAGCGATTTGGGATATCTTAAACCATGCAGCAAGCGGTCAAGTCACGATGACAGAGGCTATGAAGAACTTAATCAGAGCAAGGAAGAACGCTTGGGACATCGTCCGGAACGTAGGATAGAAAGGTAAAATATGAATGAAGTAGTACAATCTAAGCTAGCGGTCGAAATTGCTAGTAAATCATTAAGAATCGCAACGCTAGAAGCTCAAAATGAAGAGCTACAAGCGCAACTTGAGCAAGCTCTCACTCACAATGAAGAGCTACAAGCGCAACTTGAGCAAGCTCTCACTCACAATGAAGAGCTTGAAACTTTGCTTGAAACAAGCACAGCACCAGAAACAGAAAAAGGAGAATAGCTATGACACTAGAAATCACAAAAACTACTAAACTCGTCGGAAATGTTAAGGTTGGCGACACAGTCGTTAAGACAATGACTGCGGACATCGATGATAAGGGTGTGACCACGTTTACTGAATGGATCAACGACAGCGAAGCGTATGCTACGAATCGTCGTGAGGTTCGCACGCAGGAAAAAGCGTTTCAGGATGCTGTCTACGCTGCGGAAGATGCCATCATCGCAGAACTGGAAGCTGCCGAAAAAAACCAAAAATAGGAGGCGGTGACATGTGAATCATTTAATAGACTTTGTGGACAAGCTCACGCCTGTCCTGGTCGTGATTATCCCTAGCTATTTTAGTTACAGGAGCAATCAAAACAGCAAGGAAACAGACAAACGAATCGAAGCCTTAGCTGAAGATTTGGGCGACCTGAAAGAGTCCGTGATCAATATCCAAAATATTGGGAACAGAAACAATCAGGATCTAAACCTGATCCAAAAAGGCTTGCAACGGCTTCAGCGCTTTCGATTGCAAGAAAATCTAAAAAAAGCGTTGAGGCGTGGCCAGACTACCCAGCATGAGCTGGAAGAACTGTCCCGCCTTTACGAGAGCTATGTTGAGCTTGGTGGAAACGGTGCTATCAAGCTTTTGTACGAAAAATTTTCGGAATTGCCAATTGTGGAGGATAAAGTGTGAATAAGATTAACTGGACAGTGCGTCTGAAAAACAAGAATTTCTGGCTTACTCTGGTACCAGCTATTGCCTTGCTTTTGCAGGCAGCAGGTGACATCTTCGGTCTTAAGCTAGAATTTGGGGTAACGATTGATAAGATTTTAGTCTTTATCAATGTACTCTTTGCTTTGCTAGTGCTTGTCGGGGTTGTTAACGACCCAACGACCGCTGGACTGAGTGACAGCCAGAGGGCTTTGAGCTATGACGAGCCTAAAAAATAAAATGACAGAGCAGGCGCCGAAGCTTGCTCTGTTTGCTTTTGCTGCAGGCTACTTTTGGCTCGCAGCGTTTGAATTAAAAAGGAGAAAATAATATGCGTAAATATAAATTATTTCAGGATGAAGTCCTTGGGTACGGCTTTGATATTGACGGCTGGTTTAGCTGGCAATGTTGGGATGGATATGCTAAATACTGTCTTTGGCTAGGTGTGCCATTTGCAAATTGCACGGCATCTGGTTACGTCAAAGATATTTGGGAGCAACGATATACAAATGGTATGCTAGACCACTTTGACGAAGTAGAAGAAATGGAAGAAGGCGATGTAGCTGTCTTTATGGAAACAGACCTCACACCTGTTTCCCATATCGCTATTTTCGCTGGGGACATCGATGGCACTCAAGGTTGGTTCCTTGGTCAGAACCAAGGTGGAGCTTCGGGGCCTGACGGTATCGGGGGTGTGTTTAACCTCGTTGCTTTTCCATACTCTATCTTGTATCCAACAGCATTTCGTCCAAAAGGCGAGTCTTTACCTAAAGCTGAGCTGAAAGAAACAATCACAGAAGTCATGGAAAATCATGAGGCACCTTTCTTCCCAGAAGATGCTACCTTTACGGTTGGCGACTCTCCAATAAATGTCCGTCGATCTCCTAACTTAGATGGAGAAATCGTGGCAGTTTATCAGCCGGGCGAAAAAGTCCATTACGACTCTAAAGGCTCAAATGATGGCTACCGCTGGATTTCTTATGTCGGAGAATCTGGCAATCGTAATTACTTAGCGATTGGTCAGACGGACGAAGCCGGCAACCGCATTGACCTGTGGGGCCAATTGTCATAAATAAAAATCCGCAGCGGAAACTGCGATAAAAATATACTTTCTTAAATTTTAATCTACCCCGGCCGAAAGGCTGGGGCTTTTTTATATTATATAGTGTTAGATAAACAATTGTCTCTATAACGGAAAATTTCGAAAATGTCCGCTCTGACGGACTTGGCAGACTGGCAGTAATGCTGGTCTGATTCTATAATAATTACGATTCTTTTAGCTTTATCTTTGTATCGTAAAATTTTTGTGGTATAATATCTTAAAACGAAATTAGTGATTATAAATCACAGATACAACAAAGGATACAAAAAATCTCTTATGGACTGTTTTAATAGCGTTTTAGGCACTCCCACCGGCTCCATTTTTGGTTTCTAAACCTTTCCAAACCTTTCTGAAACGTTGATTTATCAGCGTTTTTTTATTTTATACTTTCCAAAACTTCCCAAACCTTTTCGAAAAAGGGATACAACAAGATGCTGGGACAAAAGTCCTAGCCTCTCAATTGTCTTTGGATTGTTGAGCAAGACGCAGTGGTTGAGTGGGCTCTACTACGCTGATTTCATCAGCTTTTACAGCCCTACTCAACTGTGCGGAGGTGGGACGACGAAATCGAATTCTAACGAATTACCGATTTCTGTTCCACTCTCTAAAAATCAATATAATTTGCAAAGCCTTCTCTCATATCCTTCTTTGAAAATCGAATAGAGCGCATGAAACAGATGTCCTTTATAATGGTCTTCAACCAATCAAAATAGAGCAATAGATATGTCGCTCTGTTTTCGCAAAAATTAAACGATTTGATAATCTTCTAAAATATGATATAC